CTTATTGTAGAAATGGTATTTCAAATGGGTAAAACAGGTGTGTCTAAGTTCCCTGCTATGTGGAGAGCGCTCAAAGAATCTACACCGCCAGATTATAAAACGGCGTCAGTTGAGATGCTTGACTCCAGATGGGCCAAACAAACTCCTCAAAGAGCCAAAGCCATGGCTAAAAAGATGTCTCAATTATGAAAAAATTTATACATATAAATCAACTTAAAATAAGATCAAATAAAAAACACAACACTAACGAACCTGTCATTACTTGTAAGACCTATAAGTCAAATGACTATGCTCATAACTTAGAAATCAAAGACAAAGACGATGTCACCGTGGCTAAAATAGTTTACTCACCTGAGAAGCCACTGTCTTGTGGTGCAAAAGTGTGGATTGAAACTAATGAAAAAATTGTTTTAGACAACGGTTTGTGTTTGGATAAATAGATGTCCTTTTTAGTAGCAAACGTACCACCTGTAAAAGTATGGATTAAAAAACAATATCTCTACGATCATCAAAAAGGCCACGGAGAATATGTAGAAGGCGTTTGGGCAACAGTCAAATCTATACAAGGCAGAGCATTATACTTTGAAACATATATACCTGAGTACGCTGCGTTGTATGACAAGTTACCTATTAGTGCTTTTGTAAGTTCTCCTGATGTCAAAGAAGATTTACCTTTAGAAGAATTAGAACTATGGGACGCGTTCAGTTATCATATCACAGTGATAGAAAAAACAACTGTACCTCCAAGAGCAAAGTATTTGTCACCTTCTAAAAATTGGTATAAGGGAGAATATTTGTTTACGATAGATAACTGTCACGCTGATCATAACTTACCTAATATCAATTATTCGCAAGTGCCAGAAGAACATAAATCATTTAATATTCTAGAATTAGAAAACGGCCACTTCGCCGCTCAACCTAACAATAGAACACTATTTTATGACAAGTCCTTGACTCCATCAGAACCAAAGCAACCTGACTTTAAAGTATCTACAATAGAATATAATGTAGAATCAGTTAGTAAGTGGACGGCGGGCGATGATTCTAATTACTTCTACACATTTAAAGAACAGAAGTAAAATTACATACTTCTTCTTTGATAAGTCTTTGGAAACTCATTATAGCTTAGATATTCTTTTAAAGCCCAACGCCAATCTTTACCATATTCTGCCTTACAATAGTTAATAAGGTCCTGTTGCGGGTCCTTATTGTCAGCAAACAAGTTGCTAAAGAAGTTTAGAAAGTGGTTCTTAGCACTGTTTGTGAGATTCATCATACAAGAGAATATAGGTATGAATTTTTAATTTACTTTTGTTATTTTGATATAGCTGATGTGTTATTTTAAAATTTTATAAAGTCATCGTCATTTGAAAGCTCATCTTTTTTGCCACCTAATCTAGTTTTATCACTAAATTTAAAAAGCTCTTTGTCTACAAGTTGACCCTTTGTAGCATCTTTAATCATTTCTCCTGTGAAAGGATCAAACACACGAACTGTGTCTGTGTCTAATTTTTTAGTATTAACAACGATTTCATTCTCAGCTTCTTTTCCTCTCATTACTAAATCTTTAGCGTTGATGTAAACTTCTTGTAAAACTAAATTATTTCTATTTTTACCTAAACCTTCACTGTAATCTATTAAATTATGAAGACTTAAAGCCCGTTCAGGATCTAATGAATAAGAATTTATATCTTTTTCTAATGAAGGCATACCTTTTCTGTAAGCTTCCATATCACCACGAACTAAACGATAAGCCGGAAATGTTTCTCCTAAATGTTCTTTTGCAGATTCTTGAATTAATTTTTTATACTCAGGGTAATAAGAAAGTTTCTTTAGCTTTTTAAAAGCGTCTGCATTTCCTAAATCTCCGACTCCTCCATGATATTGATTTTCATAAAATTCATGAGCGGGTATGTTTTGTCCATACTCATATTTTTGATTTTCTGGTTTATTTAATTCTTTAATGTCAAACATTACATCAATATTATTAGAAGCGTCATAAAAAGATTCTTTTGCCTCTTCTGTACCAAAATATGTTTCTTTTTCTTTATTTTGAATTTGTGATTCTAAAATATCTTCTAAAGGATTTTCAGTAGTCTTTTTTGGTTCAACTTTTTTACCATCCCCCTCATATCCAAGAAATTTTATTCCTGATGCAAAGCCACCATCTTCATTTTGAAATAAACTTGTTTTCATTAATTTTTCTCCTAAATTTGCAATAGATTGACCGTGAGTATAAGAACCTTGTGTATAATCAATATATTCTTGTGATTCTACACCATCTGGTATATTTATAACACTTGCCTTTACATGAACAGGAATATATTTATCAGGATCTAAATTTTCAAAATATTTAGCTCTATGTCTTCCTTCATGATGCGTCACTTTAAAGTCTCCAGTATTAAAATCTTCGTGCATATCTAATGTAGGAATTGAAATACCTGTTTTATTTTTTTCATATAGTTCAAATGCTCGGTCATTTCTGTCTATCATTTCTTCTTCCGAAAAGGATAAACCTTTAGCTAATCTTAAAAAATCTCCAGGTTTCATGTAAGTTAGAACATATTTAGCTGTATTGGTATATGCTCCAGGAAAACTATCACCCGACTCTGACCAAAAATTGTTTGCATAAGGGGCATCAAGAACAAACTGTCCTCTTTTTTTATCTTTTTCTCTGTAATCTATATTAGGATCTCCTACACTTCTTTCTAAAGCTTCTCCAAACACTGCGTCACCTAAATTTTTATCTTCTTTAAGTTTATCGATTACCATTTGATTATAATTTTCTGCCATATTAATAAATTTATCATTTATATCTTCTTCTGACTTTTGTATAAAATCAGAAACCTTAGGTGGTGCAGGCATAGGTGTAACATTACTGTAGTCTATGTTTTTTTCTTCAGGGGTAGATAAAAGTCCTGGAAGTTTTTCAGGGACAGGTGTTATTAAAGGGTCTGATTTAATATCATCAGCAAAAGTAGTTTGTTTCCCTAATCCTCTATTAAATTCTGCTTGTCTATCAATATCATCTTGATCAGGTGAAGACCAAATTCCCCTTGGTGTACTAGTAATTTTATTCAGAATAGAGGTCAGATTACCCCCTCTTAAAATACTATAGATATCGTCAATCGGAATGTTTATTAATTTATTATCATCTTCTATTTTACTTTCTAAAATATCTTCTAAAGGATTTAAAGAATAGGAAGCAGGATTTATTAAGGATGACAAGCCCTCTTTTAAGTATTCTAGACCTTTAGGATCTGTTTGAGAAGCTACGGCTGCTCCTCCTGCTAATAAAGGAAGATATCTAGCTATTCCTTGTAATGGTAATGATACTAATGGCCCCATAATTTACTTTTAGCATAAAATATAGCAATTGACTATCCTATATATAAAAGAACTTGATCCCATGGCCGTGATCGTTATATAGTGGTCGCTTTCACTATTCACAAAATTAAGGAGATACCATGACCGAAAAAGACTTGCACAAAATGATTTGTTACCTAGCAGACAAGGTAGAAAAACTAGAAAAAAACCAATGTAAATGTCAATCTACAGACGAAGCAAAGCCTAGCCCTGTTCAATATACAACAAATTATGATGAAAACGACGAGTGTGTAAGCTGTTCTGCCTAACGATTTCTGCGTAATCGACGACGGTTGCGTCTTTTCTTAGACCCTACCTTACGACGACCTTTATGATTTTTTCTTTTAAGAACTGCCTTGCTCATGTATTAGGAGTATTACCCAATGCATAATTTTCTACTACAATGAGCGCTCTAAAATAATCTTTTTCCTTAATAGGTAATCTTTCCCAATCATCGTATCTAAATTTTTTACTGACACTGATAAACCGTAGGCGTTTGGCCCGTTGATCGAGATCAGTCTTTTGAGGATACTGAGGATGAATATCTGTAATCATCCATGAACACCTTTAATAGGCACACTAGAATTAAACTGTATGTTAAAAGCCATGGATCGTCTTTCTCCTTCACTTCTAAATGGGTAGACTTGATGAGCTAACCAACTAGGAAACAAATAAAAATCTCCTACTTCCGGTTTTACTAAATAACTATGCCTTGAGAAAGTATGAGGAAGAGATCCTAAGAACTCTAAACATCCGACGGTGGCATGATGATCTTCTTGAGCGTATTCTTCTTCTAACTTATCGGGAACTTTTAAAAAAGCTACACCTGAAAGATTAGAGTCATGAATGTGAATAGGATTAAAGTCTCCTTGATATTGACTAACAACCCAACTTGTAAGAGATAATGAAGTCCCTGATGGAACTGCACCAGGTACAATTTTATTGACATACTCTTGAGCTAAAGCTACATAAAATTGCTTGAGTCCCGGAATCTTATCTTCTGAAATCTTTATCTCTTTTTTAACGTTACCTGCTAGATTTTGACTGTAGTCATACTCTTTGGATAAGTCTTCACTATTTAAAATCCTATCAGATTCTTTATTTATATTTTCTACGTAAAAAGCAGGGAGTTTCGTTTTTAGTATACTAGGTCCAAATGGTTGATAAATTTCATAACTTAATTTGTCGTCACTTTTCTTTTTTTCTTCAGTCATCTAATCTACTTAAATCCCTTCGTAGTTCTGTAATCTCATCTGCATGTTGTATCCAAAGTTTTCTTCCTTCGGTTACAATCATGTCCCACTCTTCCGCAAGAAAGATTTTGTCTTCGCCTTCCAAATAGGAAACGCGGACGTGTTTACGGTCATCTTTTTTAAAGCGTATAACTGCACTAACTATTTTGTTTGTAACGTCCGTTGTTAACATCTTGTTCAAATCTATCTACTAAAAATAGTATTAGACCACCCATGGATAAATGCTTTAATTCAGGCACTTTTGCTTTAACTTCGTTTGCTAGTTCGTAGGCTTCTTTCTTGACGGCCACAGATTTATATTTTGTAATATCTGTCATTTTCTTCCCTTCTACTACATATAGTATGTATTTTCATATAAGCCCATATATATAGGAATAGTATGGGAAAATCAAGGACTAATTTAAGCTCTTTCTCCGGTTAAAATATCCTCTATAAGGTAGGAAGACACACAAGTAAATTCTACGGCGGTTTTCGTATCTTTATTTAGATCTGAAAACTCT